CGGCCATCCTGATGGCAGGGATCCGGCAGTTGCAGGCAGATGCCAGATGATTGGATACCCCGCCAAGCCACAGGATCCAGCCTTCCAGCCACGATCACAGGCTGGTCTAGGCGCAGGTAGCCACTCGACCTGTCAGCGCGTTGTAGGCCCTGTAATCCGAGGTGTACAGCCAGCATACGAACGTATGGATTTTGTACAGGGCTGGCAGATCGATGCGTGTCTGGCTGCTGGCAGGGGCAGGCTTGCATATGCGCCAGCGGGTGCGCAGGCGTACCGCCCACGACGACGCGCACGGAACGCGACCCTTGCCCCCCCACCCCACACCGTAGCGTACGGGGCCCACTCCAAAATTTTCCCCACTTTTTCAACGACAATCATGTAAAGGACTTTTATGACAAACGACAATGAGATCAAGCCCAGTGAGGGCAAGGCGTGGAAGAACGCTGAGAAGACTGAGGCGTGGCATGGGGACTACAAGGGCACGTTTGTGATGCCTGACGGGACTAAGCACTTCTTGGACATCTACGTCAACAAGAAGCCTGACGGCGGGGCTTGGTTCAAGATCAAGGTTGGCAAGGCCAAGACATCTGGTGGCGGGTTTGTGGCTGCTGCTGCGCCTGTGTTTTCTGCTCCCCAGCCGAGCCCCAAGCCTGCGGTTCCTGACACTGATGACGATATACCGTTCTGATGGCAAGGGTTAAGTCAACCGTGATCCCTCCCCTGACCAACTGGGGCGGGGTGAGGTCTGTGCAGCGCAGGCTGGAGCGCTCAAGCACCATCATGGCCAACAAGGAGGCTGTGGCTTATGCGTTGCTGAGCATGGCCAACACCAAGCTGACAGACATCATGAGCTGGGATGAGCAGGGCAATGTGACGGTGAAGAGGTCTAGCGATATACCTGAGCACGCGCTGCATGCGATCAAGAGCATCAAGGTCAACAGCAAGAAGGACTCTGATGGCAATGTGTACTCCACGCTGGACATTGAGCTCTACGACAAGGTGGGTGTCTTGAGGCTGCTGGCCAAGGCAAGTGGTCTGCTTGACAACCCTGACGACGGCAATGAGAAGCCGAGTGTGATTGATATCAATGTGGTGGCACCAAGGGGACAAGCATGACACAAGAAGCATTGAAGCTGGCGCTTGAGGCGTTGGAAGCAAACGACCAACTTATCAACGGAACTGGCACTAAAGGAGGATTGGTGTACTGCATGGATGGCTATTATTCTGGTTGTTTTGATGTTGACCCAATCAATAAACAAACAGAAGAAGCCATAGCTGCCATCAAAGAAGCCTTGGCACAGACTGAGCAAGAGCCTCTAAAGATATTTCAATACAACTGCACTTGCGGCAGAACAATGAAGTTTGAATCAGTGCATGGTGTCGTTGCACCACAGCGCACAGAGCAGAACTTTTGCTCACGATGCGGGAAGCGAGTGGGTGGCATAGACAGCATTCATACTTGCACACCACCAATGGAGATGAACACATGAAATACGAAGACATCAAATACTTCTCTCAACGCTGTGAAGAACACCCTGACCATCAAAGCGGAATGATTAGCAACTCAATGATTCAACAGAGGTTGCATGAAGAAATTGACGAACTGCGTGAGTACATTGAACAGCTTCAAGGAGAAGAACACATGAACACTTGTCCAAACTGCGGAAAGGTAGCAGGTCTTCACTCAAGCATATTGCAAGGGTGTATGTGTCAATACTCAATGCAAGCGCCAGCACAGCGCACATGGGTAGGGCTAGAGGGAGAAGAAATTAGGAATTTGTGGGAAGAAGCCACAAAACCCGACAGAAGCACCATGACTATGGTCACATCATTTGCAAAGAGCATTGAAGCCAAACTCAAGCAAAAGAATCATGTGGCGCAAGAGACAAATTAAAAGACTGGAGCAACAAGATGAGCCGTACCAAAGAGATGTCCGACAAGAGCGTGCCGATGGCGGGTCTGAACCTAGACTTCAGCGAGTCACCCGTGATCTACGACTTCATCCAATCCAAGAACTTTGTGCAAGGGATAATGGGGCCGGTGGGCTCAGGCAAGAGCTACGGCTGCGCAGCCAAGATCTTCATCAAGGCGGTGCAGCAAAAGGCCAGCCCGATTGACAACGTCAGGTATAGCAGGTGGGCCATTGTCCGAAACAGCTACCCCATGCTGAAGACGACAACCATCAAGACATGGTTGGATCTCTTCCCTGAGTCAACCTTTGGCCCCATGCTGTGGACACCACCCATCACCCATCACATCCGGCTGCCTGCCCGTGAGGGTGCCGCCGGGATTGACTGCGAGGTGATATTCCTTGCCCTTGATCAACCCAAAGATGTCAGGAAGCTGCTGTCGCTGGAGCTGACAGGTGCTTGGGTGAACGAGGCGCGTGAGCTGCCCAAGGCCGTTATTGATGGCTTGACCCACCGGGTTGGCCGATACCCCACCAAGCGCGATGGCGGGGCCACATGGCACGGCATTTGGATGGATACCAACCCCATGGATGATGATCATTGGTGGCACCGCATGGCCGAAAAGGAGAAGATGACTGGCCAGTACGCTTGGAAGTTCTTCAAGCAGCCCGGCGGCGTGGTGCCCGTGGATGTTGAAGACCTGCCTGAGAACCCAGAGGCCAATGACCACATCTTTGCGTCGGGCAAGTGGTGGAAAGTCAACCCCAAGGCCGAGAATATCCACAACCTGCCAGCTGGCTACTACCAACAAATGCTGCTTGGCAAGAATTTGGACTGGATCCGCTGCTATGCCGGTGGCGAATACACCTATGTCCAAGAAGGCAGGCCTGTTTGGCCAGAATACGAAGACTCGACCATGTCCGGCGACACCGAAATTGAGCCCAATGTGCCCATACAGATAGGGCTTGACTTCGGATTGACCCCTGCAGCCACCATTGGCCAGCGCTTGCCCAACGGTCGGTGGCTGATCCACCAAGAAATCGTGACCTTTGACATGGGTTTGGAGCGCTTTGGCCACCAGCTGCTTGCTGAACTGAACCAGCGGTACCCTAATCACCAAGTTTTGGTCTGGGGCGACCCAGCCGGTATGGCCAGAGAAACCATTTATGAGACAACTGCCTTTGATCACTTGAAAACCTTGGGGTTGCGTGCGCAGCCGACAGCATCCAACGACTTCAAGGTGCGAAGAGAGGCCTCTGCCGCACCCATGCAGCGGCTGATTCAAGGCAAGCCGGGGCTTATTGTCAACCGAGAGTGCAAGTTGCTGCGTAAAGCGCTTGCTGGTGGCTATCACTTCAAGCGGGTGGCGGTCGGCGCTGGCCAAGAGCGCTTCAGGGACGCGCCAAACAAGAACGAGCACTCACACATTGGTGATTCCTTTGGCTACCTGATGCTGGGTGGCGGCGAATACAACCGCATGACCCGCACACACCAGCTCGGTGGCCGACCCATGGGCCAGTCCAGCGCCAGCACCGACTTTGATGTGTTTGCATGAGAGATATCGCCACGATATACAGCCATTGCCCCTTGTACAAAGCCCATTAGAATCGTTTGCATATGATTGAAGTTGACTTGGGTGTGGTGCATCACTTTTCTGCTGGGCTATACGCAAAGCAGATGCTGTTGCCAGCAAAGCATTTTGCGGTCAGTCATGCGCATGCCTACGATCATTTGAGTATTTTGGCCAAGGGCGATGTGACGGTGGAGGTGGAGGGAGTGAGAACCGAATACAAGGCACCTGCCTGTATAAACATTCTTGCTGGCCAGCATCACATCATCACAGCACATGAAGACAGTGTTTGGTTTTGCATCCATGCGACACAAGAGACTGATGTAGACAAGATTGATGAAGTTCTGATTGGAGGTTAATTATGGCTCTCTGGATTGCTGGTGCTATTCTTTTAAGTTCTGGCTACACCGCCAACGAGGCGCGTAAATCACGCCAGCAAGCTGAGCGTGACCAACGCACCATGCTTGCACAGCAGGCCTCTGACCAAGCAGCCATGCGACTTGAGCTTGGAAAACAAACCGCCGAGTATGCAAAGCAAGGCGCGTCCCTTGAGCAGCAAGCCAACATCGCTCGCGAGCAGTTTGCAACATCGCAGCAAAACTACCAGACCAACAAGCTGGAGATGGAGCGCAAGGCCAAAGAAGTGCAAGATGCTGCCGACGAAGAGCGTCGCAAAGCTGCAGCTGCCGAGGCATCCGCGCTCAGAGCTCGCACCCGTGGTGGCCGTAGATCCCTTCTCTCAGGCGAGCGCATGGATGCCGAGCTTGGTCTGGGCATGGATCTCGGCAGCGCAGGCATGAGGATCCAATAATGGCGACCCTTCCCCAATTCAAACAACGCCAGATCGCCCGGCGCAGCACATCTGACATTGACCGCTTGGCCAAGCAGTACAAAGCCAACATCGATGCGCTGACCGGCGAGTACCAAACCGCATTTGCTGGGTACCAAACTGGCGTGGCCGAGAAGATGAAGCCTTTTGAAGAGCAGATGGCCACATACAAAGAGTCGCTGCTTCCAACCTACGAAGCGCAGAAGTCTGCTTACCAAAAGAAGCTGGATGAGTACACCGCCACGCTGGCCGAGCTGGAAAAAAATCCTGTCATTGAGCGCACAGCAATTAAAGAAACCAAAACACCACGCTGGGGTCTGTTTGGCCTTGCTGGCTATGAAACCAAGCGCGAGCCATATACCTACTACGAACCAAAACCAATCCCCACGTTCACCGAAAAAGCACCTGCGCTGCCAACCGCGCCAGTTGCGCCAGAGGTAGAAAAGTTTGACGAAGGCGAGTTCGGCACCAAGCGTGCTGCAGCAGAGAGCGAGTTCAAGCGAGAGGTGGGCGAACGCAAGGCCGCAAGGCGCGGTGCCGTTTCTCGCAAGATAACCAGACCAATGTTAAGAGGAGCTGAATAATGCCCGGACACTATGACGACAAATCAAGCAAGATGAAAGACAAGGTCGCCAAGACCATGCGCGAATACAAGGCTGGCAAGCTCAAGAGCTCAAGTGGCGACAAGGTCACAAGCCAAAAGCAAGCCGTGGCCATTGCTATGTCCAAGGCTGGCATGAGTAAGGACAAGAAATGAAAGAAGTCTGGGACAAGCCTCGGCCCAAAGATCTTGGCAAGCCAAAGGAGATGTCGTCAGCTGAGAAGCGCAACGCCATGCGCCGCGCTGCCAAGGCTGGCCGACCTTATCCCAACTTGGTTGACAACATGGCTTCGGCCAGAGAGAAAAAGTAACCATGGAATACGACAAAACAACACCCGGCGGCATGCGCCTGACACCAGAGCAGATCTTGAAACGGCAGGTTGCTGCCCAAGCCAAGAAGGATGAATTCCAGCAGCTGTACCAAGATGCCTACGAATTTGCCCTGCCCCAGCGCCAGCTCTATGGCGTGTGGGAGGGTGGCGCAGTTGGCTCCAAGAAGATGCAGCGTGTGTTTGATTCGACCGCCATCAACTCCACCCAGCGCTTTGCCAACCGGCTGCAGTCTGTCGTCTTTCCTCCACAGCGCAAGTGGGCCAAGCTGGAAGCTGGCTCGGATATCCCGCTAGAGAAGAAGCAGCAAGCGCAGGCTGTGCTTGAGGTCTACCAAGACAAGATGTTCACCATGCTGAACCAGTCCAACTTTGACATCGCGATGGGCGAGTTCTTGCTGGATCTGGCGGTCGGCACCGCCTGCATGATGGTGCAGCCCGGCGACGATGTGCAGCCACTCAACTTTATTCCCGTGCCCCTGTTCTTGGTGAGCTACGAGGAAGGTGCCAACGGCCAAGTGGACAACGTCTACCGCCGCATGCGCATGAAAGGCGAAAGCATCCAGCGCCAGTGGCCAGATGCCGAGATTCCTCAAGACATGCAGCGCCGCATTGAGAACAAGCCGACCGATGACATTGAGTTGCTGGAAGCCACCATCTACGATCACAAGCGCGGCGACTACTGTTACCACGTTATTGACAAGGTGTCCAAGGAAGAGCTGGTCTATCGCCGTCGCAAGATGAGCCCATGGGTGATCAGCCGATACATGAAGGTGGCTGGTGAGATCTATGGTCGCGGCCCATTGATGACCGCCCTGCCAGACATCAAGACGCTGAACAAGGTCAAAGAGTTGCTGCTCAAGAACGCATCGCTGGCCGTGGCTGGGGTCTACACCGCTGCAGATGATGGTGTGCTCAACCCCAACACGGTCAAGATTGTGCCGGGTGCCATCATCCCTGTGGCTCGCAACGGTGGCTCACAAGGCCCAGCCCTGCTGGCCCTGCCCCGCTCTGGCGACTTCAACGTGTCGCAGCTGGTGATCAACGACATGACGGCAAGCATTAAGCGGATCTTGCTGGATGAGTCGCTGCCGCCAGACAACATGTCTGCACGGTCGGCTACCGAGATCGTCGAGCGCATGAAGGAGCTGGCCCAAAACCTTGGCTCTGCCTTTGGCCGCTTGATCAACGAAACCATGATCCCCGTCACCGCCAAGATCTTGGAAGTGATGAACGAGCGTGGCCTGATCGACATGCCGCTGCGGGTCAATGGCTTGGAAGTCAAGGTCACCCCAGTGGCTCCGCTGGCTATGGCGCAAAACATGGAAGAGGTCAATTCGATCATGCAGTACATGCAGATCGCGCAGAGCTTGGGTACTGATGGCCAGCTGGTCATCAAGACCGACATTCTGGTGGACTATCTGGCCGACAAGCTGGGTGTGCCTGCAGCCGTGCGCAACACCGCCGCCGAGCGTGCCGTGCTTATGGAAGAGATGCGCAACCAACAACAACAGCAAGCAATTGCACAAGCCATGGCCATGCAGGCCCAAGCTGGTGCTGGCATGCAAGCCCTACCCGCACCAGAAGGAGTAATGTGATGGATTATGGAAACCGACCAAACGGCGAGAAAAAAGGCAAGGGCTACTTTGGCGAGATGAAAAGACCCAATGGAGATGTGTCAACAGAGATATCTGTTGGCGTTGGCATGGACGGTAAAGAGTTGGAAATACCTTTGATTGTCCCAACCCTTACCAAAAAAGAGCTGAATTATTTATTGAGCACAGATGTGGAGAGTAAATCATTCTTCACGAATATGCCGCCATCCATCATGGACAAGGCCTATGAACACGCCAAGATGCGCATCAAGTCTGGCATGTCCCCATTTGCTGATGAAGACGAAATGATGGAAGCTCCCGAAAAATGAGCTGGGAAGAACTAGAAGCCATTGGCCAGCCAAGCGACATCCGCGAGGTTGACCAGAAGCGCGAAGACTTAGCTCGGCTGACCCTGCGAGTGTTCAGCTCTGAAGATGGCCAAAAGCTGCTGCAGTGGTTGCAGCTCATGTATGTGAATGTGCCCATTGCCGTGCCGGGCACAGACCCTTCACACGCCTTCTTTGCCGAAGGGCAAAGGACGGTGGTGAGGGACATTGAGGTGCGGATTCAACAAGCAAGGAAACTATGACAGACACAGCAACCGTCGAGCCCGGTGGAACCGGCCTACTTGACAACGTGCAAGTGAGCGACCAAACCACCCCGACCAATCCCCAAGCCGTAGAGATTGACCACAAAGCCGCTGCGCCAGATGCATTGGCTGCGTCTGACCCCGATGACCCCCTAGAGCGGCCAGACTTTTGGCCAGAAAACTTCTGGAAGAAAGACTCCAACGAGCCCGACCTAGAAGGCATTGCAAAATCTTGGTCGGATCTGCGCAAGCAAATCAGCCAAGGCAAGCACAAAGCGCCAGCAGACGGCAAGTACGACCTCAAGGCCTTCGGCGAAGAGGCTGAAGCCAACCCTATTGCGTCTACCTTGGCCACATGGGCAAAGGACAACAGCCTGTCGCAGGCCGCATTTGATGACTTGGTGGGCAACCTGCAAACCCAAGCGCGTGAGTTGATGCAAGGCGACATGGTTGACCCGGCAGCCGAGATGAAGCAGCTGGGCCCCAACGGTGGCGCAATCGTCAATGGCATGGTTGACTGGGCTCGCGGCTTGGTCAACAAGGGTGTCTGGTCAAAGGATGACTTTGAAGAGTTCAAGATCATGGGCGGCACCGCTCGCGGCATCACCGCGCTGATGAAGGTGCGCGAAGCCTATGAGGGCAGGGTGCCAACCCAGAGCGCACCGCTTGAAGGCGCACCCAGCAAGGATGAGCTCTACCAAATGGTGCAAGATCCACGCTACAAGACCGACCCCGGCTACCGCACCAAGGTCGAAAAGATGTTTCACGCAAGTTTTAAATAATCTCTCCAAGGCAAGCAGTTGCCCTTTGACCCAGCTTCGGCTGGGTCTTTTTTGTGCAACATCCAAACCTACCTATTGCGTTGTGGCAAAAAAGTCATACAATCCGGCCAAGGCCCACCGGGCAACCGACCCTTACCGCAGTGGATGCTGACGACTGGCTGGCGATACTAGCAAGCATTCGGCCCTGACTATCAGGCTTACCGGCGCGAGAACCCTGTTTTTTCAACAACCGAATGAGGTATCCAAATGAGCATTTCTTTAAGCAATGCCTTCGTTACTCTCTTCGACGCGGAAGTCAAACAAGCCTACCAAGGTAAGGCAATGTTGGTTCCGGCGGTTCGCCAGCGTCGTGGAGTCGAAGGTTCAACTGTTAAGTTCCCCAAAGTGGGCCGTGGCGTTGCCACTGTTCGCGTTCCCCAAACTGATGTCACCCCTCTGAATGTTGGCTTCAGCTCTGTCACTTTGACATTGTCTGACTTCAATGCAGCAGAGTACAGCGACATCTTCTCGCAAGCCAAGGTCAACTTCGATGAGCGCCAAGAATTGGTGCAAGTTGTTGCTGGCGCTATGGGCCGTCGTCAAGACCAAATGATTCTGGATGCCTTGTCTGGCTCCAGCACCAGCTTGACCGTTGCCAACAGCATTGGTGGCGCAACAACCAACATGAACATTGCCAAGCTGCGCGAAGCAAAACGTCTGTTGGACAAAGGTAATGTGCCGCCTGATGGCCGTCACATCATCATCCACGCCAACGGTTTGTCCAACTTGTTGTCCGAAACCAGCGTGACCAGCTCCGACTTCAACAGCGTAAAAGCGCTGGTGCAAGGCGAGATCAACACCTACTTGGGCTTCACATTCCATGTGTTGGGTGACCGCTCCGAAGGTGGCTTGCCAATCGACGGCTCTCTTGACCGCACCTGCTATGCATTCCACAAGGATGCCGTGGGCTACGGTGAAGGTATCGCCATGCGCACCGAGATCAACTACATCGCCGAGAAGACTTCTTGGTTGGTGAATGAGGTCTTCAGTGCTGGCGCTATCGCCATTGACGATGAAGGTATCGTCAAGCTCACCTGCCGTGAAACTTAATCTAGGAGAACAACATGGCATTTTCAAGCACTGGCTTTAACGCAATTGGTGGCCAATCAAAGGCCGGCAATGCGCCCTCAATTTATACCTACACCAGCACTGACGCACAAAGTGTGATCCGCGCCTCTGGGTATTTCAACTCAATTTCATCGATCCTCAAGGTCGGCGACTTGATTTTTTGCTACTCCGCAACGGGTGGCACTCCAGTAATGTCTACCGCTTATGTGGTCAGCAACGCCTCTGGCGTGGTTGACATCACTGACGGCGTGACCGTAACTGCAACTGACACTGACTAAATCGGTGCCGGAATAGTTGGGCCAGCCACTGAGCATTCGGGGGCTGGCCTTTCTCACATTGAGAGGTTCAAATGGCTGCTGGTGACACTGGTGTATCGATATGTTCTGATGCCTTGCTCTTGATTGGAGCCAAGGCTATTTCGTCTTTTAACGACGGCACTGATGAGTCAAGCGTGTGCGACCGACTCTACCCAGACATCCGCGACTCCACCTTGGTTATGTACCCGTGGAGCTTTGGCATGAAGAAGGTGCAGCTGGCTCAGCTCATCACCACCCCAACAACTGTCTGGCGCTACGAATATCAGCTGCCGGGCGACAAACTGGCCAACCCGCGTGCTGTGTACAACAGCGCCAACTCTGGCAGCCCAGTGCAAAAGGACTGGGAGATCCAAGGCGACAAGCTGCTCACCAACCTGACCAGCGTCTACATTGACTACCAATTCAGCGTGCCTGAGTACGCGATGCCACAATACTTTGTCCAGCTGCTCAAGTACATGGTGGCTTGGCACATTGCTGAAACCATCACCGAGCAGCAAGACAAGGCTACCAAGTGGCAGCGCGTGGCCACTGGCGACATCTCTGAGAATGGCCGTGGTGGCTACATGCGCACCGCCATGCAGATCGATGGCCAGAACAACCCAGTGCGCATCATCGAAGACTACAGCTTGATTGCGGTGAGGAACTGATGCCACGCTTTGTAGAGTTCACCACCAACTTTGCGACAGGCGAGCTTGACCCTTTGCTGCGTGCGCGGGTTGACTTGGCTGCGTATGGTAATGCGCTGGCCAAGGCCACCAACGTGCTGATCCAGCCCCAAGGTGGCCTACGCCGCAGACCCGGCAGCAAGCACATCTTTGCGCTGCCACACACTGGCACCGAGTCTGCTGGCAACGGCGTGCGCTTGGTGTCGTTCCAATTTTCTGTGGACGACAGCTACATGCTGTGCTTTACCCACAACCGCATGTATGTCGTCAAGAACGGCGTGGTGCAGTCCAACATCAACGGCACCGGCAACAACTACCTGACCACCACTATTGGCAGCTCTATCGTTGACGATATGTGCTGGACGCAGTCTGCCGACACATTGATCGCAGTGCATCCAGATCTGCAGCCAGTGCGCATCACTCGCACCAGCGACACCGCTTGGACGGCCACATCAATCACATTTGATTCAATACCCAAGTACGCCTACGACATTGACTTCCACACAAACACTGGATCAACGCTGACCCCGTCTGCTGTGTCGGGTAATGTGACGCTGACGGCATCAACAACGCACCATGACTCTGGCACATTGCAAGCAGGCACCAGCACGACTGTGACGCTCAAAGCAACCGCAAGTTCGACCGATGACATCTACAACGGCATGTACGTCAACATCACCGGCGGCACAGGCTCTGGCCAAACGCGACTGATTGAGGACTACAACGGCACCACCAAGGTGGCCACGGTCGGCGAGGCCTTCACCGTTACGCCAGACGGCACAAGTACCTACACCACAACCACGTTTTCAGCTCTGTCTGTCAACCAATACATCAATGTGCAGCCGCAGGGCCGCGCAAGGATTGTGCGGTATGTCTCAGCCACAGTGGTTGAGGTGGTGACCGAGTACCCGTTCTTCAACACAACAACCATTGATGCAGGCCGCTGGGAGCTTGAGCACGGGTATGTGGATGTGTGGTCAAGCACCAAGGGCTGGCCACGCACTGTGACCTTCCATGAAGGCAGGCTCTACTTTGGTGGCAGCAAGTCGCGTCCATCCACGATCTGGGGATCCAAGATCGGCCTGTTCTTTGACTTTGTGCCAAGCGAGTCGCTGGACGATGACGCGGTCGAGGCCACGCTGGACACCAACGACTTGAACGTGATCACTGACATCATCAGCTCGCGTGACTTCCAAGTGTTCACCTCTGGCGGTGAGTTCTTTGTGCCGCAGCAGGGCACCGACCCAATCACACCGCTGACCTTTACATTCAAGAACGTGAGCCGCAACGGTATCAAGGCAGGCACCCGCGTGCAGTCGGTTGAGTCTGGATCAATTTACATCCAGCGCCAAGGCAAGTCACTCAACGAGTTTGTGTTCAACGACACGCAGCTGACCTACATCACCCAGCGCATCTCGCTGCTGTCTGGCCACCTGCTCAAGGGGCCGCAACGCGTGGCTTTGCGCAAGGCATCAAGCACCGAGGAAGCCGACCTGTTGCTGATGACCAATACAGATGACGGCACCATGGCGGCGTTCAGCATCATGCGCAGCCAGCAGGTGACCAGCCCATCTGAGTTCATCACAGATGGCTCCTACATCGATGTGGGCGTGGATGTGAACGCCATCTATGTGGTGACCAAGCGCACGTTCAACAGCGTTGACAGGTACTTTATTGAGCTCTTCGGCTATGAGTATTTCACCGACTGTGCTTTTGTTGGTGCCTCTGCTGGCGGTGTCGGCAGCGGATTGCCTCATATTGGCAAGTCACTGAACGTGATCTGCGATGGCTCACCGCAAGGCAATGAGACAGTGAGTGCTGGTGGAGCCGTGACATTTGACCGTGAGTCAGTGACCAGCTATGAGGTTGGCCTGCCAATTACTGTGTATGTCAAGACCATGCCTGCCGAGGTCAAGCTGCAGACTGGCAGCCGGGTGTCGTTCAAGAAGCGCATTGTCGAGATCAGCGCTGTACTCAATGAGACACAAAACCTGATCATCAACGACCAGCCTGTAGCGTTTCGTCTGTTTGACAACCCGCTGCTGGATGACCCCATACCAGAGTTCACCGGCATCAAGCGGGTCAATGGCGTGCTCGGCTACAGCCGCGAGCAATCGATTGAGGTGGAGCAAGACTTGCCGGTCAAGATGAACCTGCTTGGCTTGGATTACCGCGTGGCTGTTTTCTCAGGAACATGACATGGCAGTAGACACATCAAAATCATATTCTTACGGTTTGGTACCTTACGCAACAAGCGGGTTCAATCCAGCTTTGAAACCTGATTATTTGCCAAACGTAACTGCTGGGCAGATGGCTGGTGTTGCCGGAATAATCAGCGCATATGGTGCAGCAGAGGCACAAAAAGCCGCAGCAATTAACCAGCAGACTAGCTACATGCTGCAAGCGCGTGACACGCTGGCGGTGGCCGAGGTGCGTGCTGAAATGTCAGAGCAGTACGCCACCATCCAAGCTGGGCGCACACTCAAGCGCGCTGAAATGGAAGCGCAAAACTACACGATTGCAGGTAATGGTTTGCTTAAAAACATGCGAGCTACCAACGCAGCTATGCGAGCAAGAGCGGCTGCAAGTGGTGTTGTGTTGGGTGAAGGATCTATACAAGCGGTGCAGCGAGAGAATGTAGCCGCCACCATGCGTGATGTTGGCATTGCTGATCTGAATGCATTAACTGCACGGGTGTTGGGATTTGAAGATGCCAGCGCCATGCTGCAATCCACCGACTATCAGAACATGATTAGCTTGTACAGCGCAAGAAGCCAAGCTGGACAGCTCAGCTTTGCTGGCACTGCAGCTCGCAGAGCCGGGGGTATTCTTGCTGGGGCAACACTGTCCCAAGCTGCGGCCCAAGGATACAAAACAATTACGGATACATAAGCCATGGCCACACCAAGAATTGAATCAGGACAAATCCAAATACGCGGCGCTGGCTCAGTGCCGATGGTGCAAGTGCAACCACAGCAGGTTGACTACATTGGGCCGCGTGTGGCTGCACAAGGCGCAAGCCAAATGGCGCAAATTCTTGATCGCATGAGCGCAAATACATTTCAAGCTGCAGCAGAATTGCGCCAGCAAGAAGGCTTGCAATTTGCTGCGCAAAACCCACTGACATCTCAACAAGTGCAGCTGGCTAAAGATGGCATCAACCCAGAAGGTTGGTTCATGGGGCCTGATGGCCAAACCGCTCAAATACCAACTGTAAACGCGGCAGGTTATTTTGCTAAAGCTGTAGCTAAAGCTCGCAGCCTTGAGTTGTCTGGCCATTTTGAAATTGAAGGTCGCAATGAGCTGACAAAATTATTGGCAGAAGTCGAGACTGGAAGCATGAACTCCAATCAAGTGCAAGCCAAGATTGCAACCATGTCAAGCGGGTATGCAAAATCATTGGCAAACATTGATCCAGAAGCGGCAATTAAATTTAGAGCGACTATGGCTACGCATGGCAACACCGTGCTCAATGCCGCCTACAAGGCCGAGCTTGACCGAGCCAAAGCACAGCGTATTGCAAAGTTTGATTCTGACTTTGACAACACCACCAGATTAATTGAAGCCACTGTTTCACAAGGAAGCTGGACTGATGCTGATGGCCAGCAACGATCTATTAACGAGCTCGCTGATGTGTTCCGCAAGAATGTGCTGACACAGTCCTTGCTGCTGGGCGACAAGGCGTTGCAAACTGAATACAGCACCAAGTTTGAAGTGGTCTTACGCAATGCCAAAATCAATGGTGTGACCAAGGCATTGATGGCCCCAGAAAATATGGTTGATCCAGATTTGACATTGAAAAAGATTCAGTCTGGAGATATTGGCGTTATGAGCCCAGTGCTCAAAGATCTGATCGTGAACGATTTTGATGCCGTGGCTAAGGTAACTGCCAACTTCATGGTGGCTGTCAACAATAAGAAGTCAATTGCGGATGCCAAGATTGCGGATACCAAGCGAGCTGGCGAAGTGGAGGCCATTAACTTGTTGGAGCAGATTTTTCCGCTGCCAGATGGTAGTCCCAAGAAGACGCAGCTCATTGCCCAGCTCAATGCTTTGCCGCCGGGATCTGTGCCTATTGGAACCCTCAAGGATCTATTGGCTCCAAGCGGTGACGGTGACGCGGCTATTAACTTCAACCTGATATCCGGCATTTACAACAACACCATCACACGGCCAGACCAAATCTGGTCATTGGTCGGCAAAGGCATCACCGGCAAAGATGCAGTGACGGCGCTTAAATTGCTCAACAGTGAAGACCGTCGCGACAGCTCAGAGCTTGATCGCGGCATCTCTCAGCTTGCTGGCATTCCTGTAATACCCGGTAGCGTGGTGGTGATTGACCCCAAAGGCGAAGAGTTCAAGCGCCGTAACGAGCTGCAGTCGCAAGCATTTCAGATACAAGCTGCTGCTGCTGCTGAGGGAAAGACACTGACACCGCGTCAGATCCTGGCTCAGCTGCAAGACGGTATTGCCAAAACACGCAATACAGAATCTGCAAAGGCTGCAAAAAAATCGCTTGAGGTATATGAAAAGTTAGACTGGGTCAACGGGCCAATTACTCGCGACACCTTGCCAGCTCTTGAGCGTAAAGCTGGCACAGACAAGAAAAAGTTGCAAGAGCTTAATCGCATCAAGCAACTACTCAAACAAGCAGAGGGAGGAC